ACAGTGCAGGTCGATATTGATGCAATCCTCCATCAAGATCTCCCCGCACCCAAGATTGAGACGGATGGGACCTGTGGGTTTGGCGGGGGTAACCCATTCGACATCGAGGCCGAGCTCCGCCACGCGGGCCTTGACGATCTCGCCCTGCTCGTTATAGGCCCCAGGACGATGTTCGCTCTGTACGAATCCCCCCTCGAGCACGGTGCGGACGTCGCCGACGGTGCAGGAATCGAACGAGACGAAGACGATTTTGGTGCATCCCATGATCCGGACGGCGATCTCAAGGGCGGCCAGCATGGTGAAGGTGGCCGGGGGATCGCAGCCCAGATCGCGCCGGCACTCAAAGATGTAGCGCCGGTCATAATCCGGATACAGGGTGGCTGAGGGGGGATCAGGCCGGACCGGGTTCTCGCAGAGAAGCATGGCCGCGCCATGCTTCGGCAAATCAGGAAGGACGTCTCCATTGCGCCAGAGGGTATAGACGTCGTTCGGCAGCCGGAGCCCCGAGATATTGATAATCGCTTCATTCAGGCAGATCACCGGACCCGCGCCGAAGGCTTCCTTTGTAACGTTCAGAAGGGAGGGGCCGCGGCCGACGATCCAGGCCGTCTGGCCGGCATAGGCGCCCTTCAAGGCCATGATCGTCCCCTTGGACTTGGCCGCCTCCTGTCCCTGGCGCGTGCAGGCGAAGATATAGCGGCGGCGATGTTCCTGACTTTCGATCTGCGCGACGAATGGCCAGCGTTCCATCAGCTTCGCCTTCCACCAGGCGGCGTTTCCCTGGATCGTCGTCAGGTCGACGTCGAGGCGGACATCCGGCCAGTCATAGACTTGGCAGAACAGATTTTCGCAGGTCCTGAAGAGCTCGCCGAGGATCTCGTCCAGCTTCTCAGGAGGAACGGTCATCAACACGTCGATGCAGTATCCCCAGTCTGCCCTGGGAAAATCGGAAGGCAGCGCCCAGAGGGGCGCATGCGTGAAGTCCAGGTCCTCGCCAAGGATCTCCTTTGCCTCGTCTTCCAGGGCATTCTCGGCGATATCGACCATGTGAATCGGGAAACGCCGCTGGGCGCGCATGGCCACCACGGCGCGCCCCGTTCCGGATCCATAATCATTGACCGTCTGTCCGTCCCCGACGTAGTTCAAAAACAGGGGAACCAGCCGCTGCCCAGGAGATCCCAGGCGATACCGGCCGCCTCCCTCCGGATCCCATATCTTCTCAAAACGTTCCTGCCATTGCAGCGCCAATTCATCCATCAAGCCACCCCCTCGTGATCGAGCGATTTCCCGAGCCATTCCGGAGTCGGGGCCCCCAGCAACCCCCTGGTCCACCCGCTCATGGAGCGGACCTTGTCCTTGATTTCCTCGAACTGGGAGGTCCATCCCCGGTGAGTGTCCCATCGGACGGTGTATCGATCATCGGTCAACGGGCAGCCCGCAACGATGATCATCTTGTATCCGAGTTGCATCGCCGCCTGGACGCCCAGCAGGGCCGACGTTCCGGAGGGACGCCGATATGGCCAGATGTGATTGACCCACAGTCCATAGGGTTCGATGGCATGGGTGAGATAATCGAGGTTGCCGCCGGCCCTTTCGCGGCGCTCTTTGAACTCGGGCAGCTCATAGGCATGATATGTCGCTACATGCTGGATGCGGCCGAGATACCGATCGGAACAGTCCAGGCCAATGGCCATGAAATCATAGTTCTCATGGTTCAGGATCGCCGCGAGGTCCTCCTCCAGGCATGGCGCTATTCCCATGATGATGATCTTTTTTTTCATGACAGATACCTTGCTTCCACCGCGCGGCGCAGTACCAGGCCGGGGAGCTTACAACCGCCGCCATAAACCCATTTATTCAATTCTTTGGAGGCCTCGACCCAATCCTGTTGATTGATCCGACGCCGAAGGGTAGAGGCCTGAAGGCGGCCGGCGCCGAGGTTGTAAACGAAATCGGCGATGGCACCGAGCTTTTTCTCATGAACAATCAGGCCCGGGCAGAGCCGTATTGCCGCGGATGCGGAGCGGGACATTTCTCCATCGAGCAGTACCTCGGCCCGCTCCTTCATGATCGGAGGATCCTGGAGCGTTACCTTACGGCCATTTTCATAGGCAGTCGATCCATAGCCGATGGTCGGCACTCCCGCAGGACAGAGATAGGGTTTGAGCTTCAGTCCCTCAAATCTTTTTGCGATGTCCTTCGCGATACCTAGAGCATCCATCATTTCACTCTGTCAAACACGCGATTTAGGATAAAGAAATTGGCGATCGCTCCAGCAAAGGCCTTTTCCTCCGGACCGAATACTTGAGCGAACGCCGTGAGCGACGGAGTCCCGGATTGAACGGAAAAATAAAACGAGGCGATGATAACCGCAGGCCAAAGCAGCAGAACCCATTGGGTCGCCATCGCGGGCCTGATGAGTTTGTTCCATCCGTCGATCCATTTGATGCCTGAAGGCTTGTCCTGGCCGGCAATCGCCTTCCGAAGGGCTTCCAGGGATCCCTTATCCCAATCCATTTGTCCCTGGGTTTGCATCTCCTCGATCCGCTGATGGCCTCTGAGCTTTTGGAATGCATAGACTTTATCCTGCATGGCGCGCTCATGCTTTCGTTCATCTCTCCGATCCAGCCATTTCAGGACTTCCGGGATAATCCGAAAAATACCGCCCATCAATCCGCCGAATATCGTTTCCCACATAACTTAACTCCCGCTATAGAAGGACAAGGAGTCCGATAAGAACAATTCCCGCAAGAGATCCAGCTCCGAATATCGTCAGATTGCTCTTCAGGCGACTCCAGAACGATCCCTTTGCCGCTTCGCCCATATCATCGACGACCTTGTCCTTCTCCTTCATGACCTGGGCGCAGTACTCCAGATCTGCCCGGCATGCCTCGTGTGCCCCTTTCATACTTTCGATCTGCCCGGCCTGTTCGACCTTGATCTGTGTCAGCGTATCGAGCATTCCTGAGCAGGCCCGGCCCTTTTTGACCTCGTATTCGATCTGCCCGGCTTCCTCGTCAGAGAAACATACGTCGGCGCGGGAAACCCCCGAATCAACGAGGATGATAACCAAGATCGCGAAAGCGATCGACAGTCTCCTGACGAGACTGCGATGGTTTAATGCTTTCATATTCTTTCCTCTGGCTATTCAATTTTATCTGGAGCACGTTGATATTTTCCTGAAGATGCTGAATGGTCTTCGTGAGAGCCCTTTCCCTTTCGTTCGCTTCAGAAATGCGCTTCCCGAACGCCACCGTGATTTCCTTGTTCCTGACCTGAAGCTCCTTAATTCGGTCCTCGGAACCCCATGACTGCCAAACGAGAAAGATCAGCGAGAGAACGAAGCCACCTAGGATGATACAAACCACGATCCGGCCGGGGATGTTATGATCGGACAGGAAACTTCTTACTTTTGAGATGTTAGAATCGACTTCCATGGGATCACCTTTTTTTCAAACAGAGATCCGTTTATTTCCTGGGAGGGGCCATGCCATCCAACCGGGTTTCGATGCGGGCAAGTTGCTCGCCATGCTTTTTGAGCTCGCCGAAGATTTTCTCTGCCTCACTCCGCTTTTCCGAAAATTTGGTCTCGATATCCTTCTTGCATGCGGCACATGAGGCGGCAGTGATCAACTGCGATGACTTCCTGGTGATGATTGCCGCGATTACGATACCGCTGAGAGACATAATGGCCAGGGCTTCAGGCATCGCTATCATCTTTACCCCTCCTCTCGATATCCTTCCTGCCGCGCGTTATGTCCTGATGATGCGCCGCAGGGTCAGCCGCGGCGCATCACAGCAATCAGGTCTTGGTCACCTTCACCAGGAGCGCGGGACGCAGGCAGATGGGGAGCGGGTTGGATTCGATGTGAAGATCGATCCAACGCCCCATCTTCTCGATCGCCTGCTTGGCATAGATCGGGATACCGGGGGTGTTGACCGCTTCCAGGAAGTTCCCGGGCGCATAAATGGTCTTGAAGGTGTTTACGGTCCCCACCGGGAAGCAATGGCCCTCATTGGCGGCGATGAACTTCCGGGTGGTGCCGGCCGCGTCGGTGCCGGTGCCGCGATACTCCTCCCAGACGATTCCTCCGAACGAGAACCCATGGCGGGGATCTTCATCTGATCCGGCCAGATTGAGCGCTGCGGCATGGTTCAGCCAGAACTTCTCGACATTGGGATGCGCGATCAGGGCGTCGAAGAAATCGGCATCGACCAGGGCCCGCACGCCCTTCATCACCTCGCCCTTCAGATTGTCCTCGATGTGGCGGACAATCTCCCGGCACTTGGCTGCCACATCCGTGAGGGGGCTCAGGACATCCAGCTCGAAATTCACGGTCTTGGGGGAGATGCTATACTCGGTATAGAGGTTGTAGATCGTCGTCGCATCCGCATCGAGGATGATCCCCTTAAGGGCGCCCATCCGCATGTGCTCCATGGTCAGGAGGAACTTGTCCTTGGCCGTTTGCAGATGATTGTTCATTACGGAGGCCAGGGTCTCCAGGCCCGATTCCTTCCCAAAGGGACGGATCCCGGCGTACTCCTCCGGACGGATGACATCGTCCAAGGGAATGTGCGGCACGACGAAGGACCGCGCGGCCCGCTTCCCCATCTGGTTCTGCTGGCCCGGAGATCCCACCGGCATGGTCTGGAGGATGTTCAGGACCCCGTTGCGCTCATCGATGATCACGGTACGCTGCGTCACCGGCGCATCGCTGAAGAGACCCAGCTGGTTGACCCGGCCGTAGTTGTTCGGGAGGATATCGATGGCCGCGCACAGCGAGGCCATATTGAAGGCATCCTGCTCAAAAGGGTTCAAGATTTCATCCATGGTCTTCTATCTCCTTTTCTGTGTCGGGATCGGATCCCGGGGTTTTATGGGGTTTACACTTCCGTCCTGGTTACGATCCCTTTGGCCGCCAGTTGGGCCATGGCGGCGGCCTTTTCGGCGGAACTTGGCGCAGGCGAGGTCGCCGGCCATACGAGTTTCGCCTCGATCACCTGGGATTCGCGCACGATCGCCACGGCAGGGATGGCCGTCACGGCAGTGCAGTCCGCCGTGAGGAAACCGTAAGCATCGGCCGTACCATCGACGGCGTCGAAGTCGATCTCCTTGACGTTTCCGGATCCGGCGGGGATTGCGATTGTAAAGCTGTCGCCGACAATGAAGTCCGGGGAGCCGTCCGAGAGAGTGAAGTTGATCTGGTCATTCACATAGGCCACCCCGACGACGGCATCCGGCAGTCCATAGCCCTCCGGATCCTCGACGCTGAAGATGCCGGCCCCGGCCTGGGCGAGAATGCATTTGAGGGTGTATGTGCCGACCTTGGCCTTGATTCCGGCCGTCACGCTACCGCAGGCCCCTGCACCGGTATTGCCCTCATCATTCGTGCCCGTGGCCGGGCAGGTCCCCTTGGTGATCTTTCCGATGACCGCACCCAGCGTAAGCGTCTGGCCGGCATCGACCATGACGAGCTCACGGCTCTGGCTGTTCTCCATCTCGAACTTCAGGATATCCTGGAGGGTATCTCCCTGGGTCAGAACGGCCATGCCCATCATGAGATGACCGGCATGGTCCATTTTCCAGCCGAAAGCGTGACTCACGATGGAGATGAGAACCGCGATCAGCATAAAGACAATCAAGCCCGTATCCAGCCCGCCGAAAATTCCGTCAAAAAACCTTTTCATATGGATTCTCCTTTCCTATATGCCGGACCCGGCCGGCTTCGGTTATAACTTCGCCCTCCTCCGCGATCCGCCGCGTGCCGCTCGCGTTACATCTTCGCTGTGGCCGCGACACTTCTTTTTTTCGCATCCTCCAGGAGAGGATTGACCCCATCGGCCGACATGCCGCCAATCGTCGAACGGATCTGCGTCCGGCCGGCTTCGCCCGCTTTGGCGGCCAATACCTTCGCGCGGGCATCCTCCAGCTTGGTCTGCGACTTGATCAGACCGATGGCCATCGTCTCCTGTCCGCCCAGGGAACAAACCTCATGGATGGACTCGACGTAGGCGAGGGTTTCCTTTTTGGTCTGGTCCCTGGTCGCCTGGATGACCTGCTCCTGGGATGCCTTGAAATCCACCTTCGACAGATCGCCGGCCAGCTGCTCGGTCGTAAGACCCAGGGCCGCGGCTACGACCGGAATCGATGCGGCCGGCAGAACAATGGCTCCCTGCTCCGGCTTCGCGACATAACCCAATTCGCCCAGGGCCTGGACAACGGCTTCCTGCCCCTCCGTAAAAAGCGCCTGCAACTTTGTTTTCATGTTCGATCCTCCTTGATTGGTTTTTGAGCCGATGATTTTTTTCCAGGCCCCTTCCCAGGAAAGCACCGCGTCGGCCAGGCCCGCGGAGACGGCCTCCTTTCCATAAAAAATCGCCGCCTGCTGCGCCCGGACGTCGGCCGGTTTCAGGCCACGGTTGCGCGCGGTCGTCTCGACGAACAGGTCCTGGATCTGATCGCAGACTTTCTGATATATCGCGCGCGCCTCATCGGTCAGCGGCGCATGGGGGGTTCCGTCGATCTTGCGGGCACCGGCATAGATCTCGGTGTATTTCAGGCCGGCCATCTCCTCGGCCGCGCTCTCATCGATATGGACGGCTCGAACGCCGATCGAACCGACCGCACCTGTCCGAGGGAGATATACTTTGTCGGCGGCCGAGGCGATCGCATAGGCCGCCGAGCAGGCGCTCTCGTTGATCATGGAATAGATCGGCTTGACGCCTCGCGACTGGTAGATTTCGTCCACCAAGTCAAACAGCCCCTCGGAGGTGCCGCCCGGGGATGCCACATCCAGGACGATCGCGGAGACGGTATTGTCTCCCAGGGCCTGGCGGAAATTCGCCCGGATCTGCTGATAGGTGGTGTCACTGAACAGATACGACCAATAGTCCAGCGACCGGTAGGAGAGGATGTTCAAGACCGGGATCACGGCAACCTCGCTCTTGATCGTGATGACGTTTCCGGAGCGGCTGCCACCATAGGCCGCCTGGGGAACGGGCGACGCGGCCGAGACGTTCAGGGCGGCGAGGATCATCCGGAGCGCCGATTCCTCGATCAGGAGCGGCTTCCGGAAAAAGGCATCGACGAGTTGGATGGGGTTGTTGCTCTTCATTCCTAGGCTCCTCCTTCTTCATCATCCGGATTATCCGGAGACTGCTCTTTGGCAAGGGTCATAGACCGGCTGGGAGTTGTCTTACGCGGATCGGTGTCATAGACCAGGTTGAGCCCATCGGCGCGGGCATTGTCCTCGGCATTTTCGCGATCGATGGTTTCCACATCGTCCCCCTTCTCGGCGACGATCTTGGATCGCGAGGAGAACCCGCAACGCACCGCATGCTTGGCGGCGGTCAGATCCTTCTGCGGGTCCACCCAGGGCCAGCCATCGGGCCGCCATTTGATCCGCCGATAGAGACGGCGCTTTGCAAAATAGTCGGGAAGCTCGATCGCGACGGACAGGACGGCCGCGTTCAGCCAGGCATACGAGACACGGCGGCACAATTGGAAAATGATGATTTCCCGCTGGAGCTGCTCCACGCGGCGGCGGAACTCCAGGAGGCCAGCCCGAATCGAGGAGTAATTGACGCCCGTCAGATCGCCGGTCAGTTGTTCATAAGTGATACCCATTCCCTTGGCGATCTCACGGAGCTGCTGCTTGATCCAGACGTCATAGGTCTGGCCGACGTCCACCGGCTGGGAGAACGTGACGTCCATACCCTTTGGGAGTACGGGGAACGTGCCCGGCTCCAGGGCGATGACGACGCGCGACTCGGAATCGTTGTCGTCCCTCTTTCCGAAAAAGCTTTCAGGATTGCCTATTGGGACCGCCGTTTCCTTAATGAATCCGCCATACATGGCAGCGGTCTTTTTACGGACGCGCTCCGCATCGCTGTATTGATCGAGCTCATGCAGCGCGAGGATGATCGAGGAGAGAAAAGGCCGGCCGCGCACCTGTCCGGCACGCAGGGGCTTGAAGACATGGATGATCTCGGAGGCGGGGACGCGGATCCGCGCGGCGATGTTGCGGCGGGTGATGAAGGCCTCGCCGGGATGCTCCGGCCATAGATGATAGGCAACGCGCTTTCCTTCCTCATTGAACTCGATCCCCATCCGGATTTCGTTGCCGTTCGCTGCGATGGTGTTGTAGCTCTCATCAAGGTGGTCTGCCTCAAGGACCTGGATCTGGAGGGGAACAGTAAGATCCTCCTCCGGTGGGCGGGGGATCATCCGGACCAGGCTCTCGCCGGCATCGATCATGCCCCTGACTACCAGAGACTGAAGGCCATAGAAATCAACCGTTTCGGAAAAATCAGCTTCGGGGACCCAATCGTCCCAAAGCTGCTGGAGCTTCGCCTTGAGGTCTTTATCTTCCAATTGCCAGCGAGGATTGATTCCCGAGCCGATGATATTGGAGACGTATGAGTCCACCCCTCCATCGACGAGCGGATTATTGCGGATGAGTTGACGGGACCGGCTGCGCAGAGAGTTCAGGTTGTTGCTGACAACGGTGGACGGCCCGGATGAGGACAGGCCCCAATTGCCGAGGCGGCGGCCGGTTCCCGCGGCCTCATAATCCCCGATGACGGTCGAAAGATGGATCGGTCGGCCATATCCGTCCAGGACGCTGAGATATCCAGGCTGGGGCCTGTAGGGGACAGCGGCCATTTCCATCGTTAAACCCCCTTGCTCGTTGAGGTCAGGAAAAAGCGGGGACGGTTTGCCAACTGGAGCTCATTGATAATCTGCATCTCCATCCGATCCAGTTCCTCCATGCTCGAAACGGCATACTCGATCGACTTGTCGCCGATGGACAGGCGGACTTTTCGCGTTCCGGTGGCATATGCGATCTTAGCAGCCCGGATCGCAATCAGGTTTGCCTCGGTATAGTCGTATGTCGCCATGTCTATCCCCGGTTTGGATCCCCGCGGAGGTTCAGGGCCTCCGCGGGGCGATCACCCGTTTACGGATGATCGAATCGGCCCAGATTGCGGGCCACTCACTGGGTTTCCCATCCGACGGGCGTCTCAGTCCGGTACCGCCGGAGGGCTCCTTTGAATTCCACTGGCCGCCCCGCCCGAGCGATGAAAAAAGGCGGGACGGCGCTAAAGGAGGTTGCTGCGGGGGTAGAATCTCACGATGGAAGGATACACTTCCAGCCCCTCCATTCCACTCCGTTCCACTCCATTGACAAAATTTTTAAGATCGTGAAGATTTTTATTCATGGACTCGGGGGCGGGCGGGATGACAGACTTAGAGTTTTTGGCAGGGGGTTGAAACGACTCGGCGGGATACTTGAAGGGCGGTCAAGCAAATTGTTCAGTTTGACGATTTGCGCAAATTGGCAAATCACAGAAAGGGGCAAGATAGGAGAGGGGCCGAGGGAAGTCCCCGGCCCAAAGGATGCATCCACCCCGCAGAACCTTAATCGGTCTCATTGTCATCTGGGAGCCCACCGATTTCATAGTAGATTCCCGGATCACCATCGACTTGTAAACAAAGGCCGCCTTCATCAACCCCGATAACATCATCATCGTTCAGCGTATTGAGCCATCTTTTAAGCTCACTAACAAACATTGCCATACCATTCTCCTTCTCCGCGTGTCGGATGCGCGGCCCCCGGCCCTTTGAAACTCCCTATTGCATCAGAATCTCGGCAGGAACCTTTCCAGATAGATCGACCCCCGATTCCAAGACGACCCTGATCAGCTCGCTCTTTTTACAGAGATTGAAACGGTCGCGTTTCTTGCCAAGCGTCTCATAGAGGAACGTTCTCGCCTTCTCATCTTTAAAAATTCCGAAGGCCGCCGCAATCGCATTGATCTCCTTGGTTGTCTTCTTGTTCAAATACTCCTTCGTGAGCCGCCACTCCTTGGACAGATCGGACCCCAGATGAACCGCCACGTGGCGGCGCATATCTGCCGAGGTTGCACGGGCATCCATCAGGACGAGCAGAGAGACATCCCGCAGACAGGCCTTGAGCGATGGCAGATCGAGCTTCTCGAGCGCCACCCATGCATATCTGGATACACGGTAGCTCACGCAAAGGCCGGCTCTTTGCCCGAAAGTATTTTCAGAATCGTATTGCTTGCCGAAGAAAGCGGCAGCGGCAGGATGCAATTCCAGAATTGCGAGGATCTGGATTCTGAGAATTTTTTCATCGTCATTTGGAAGCGCATGAACCAGCTCGGGGACCCTGGTCTTAAAGAACTCCTCGCGGAAAAATTCGCCGTGCCAGGGAACTCGGGGGGCATCAGGGTCAGCCTTTGCCTTTGATTTCAAGGTGCGGGGACGATAGAGAGCGTCAAAACATTTCTTCTCTCCGAAACAATTGTTTTTACTATGCATCGCGTCTATCTTCCCTTCTATCGTCACGATGCTCAGGAAATATTCGCAGGATCCGCACTTTTCATGACACGTGTCATGGATGGCGCGATAGTCGCTCCAGTTTACATCCCCGGCAAACCTGAATCCGTTCGTCTCAATCTTCCTGGACGATTTGAATTTGATCCAGTTTGCCTGGATCCAATCGAACTGATGCCCTTTGTAGCAATCCGGATTGAGGCAGAGAGCTTTGGATGCCATCCCTTCCCCAAACAAGCTGCGCTGCACATCCGTATTTTGGGCGCAAGTCTGGCAGCCGATTGCCGATTTGTCGAACAATACAGTGGAGAGCTTAGGGGTTCTCGCCTCCATCGCGTCCTTAAGGCGTTTCACGGTCATGTCCTGCCGAACAACCATATCAAAAAAATAATCCCGCCCATCCTGTTCTCCCACCCTGATCAGCTGCTCCAGATGGCCCAGGGAGATATTCCCTTCCTCCCATGTCTTGAGATATTTATCAGGAAGGGACAGGATTGCGGTGCGGCGCCGAATATAGCAGGGATTGATGCCGATCCGTTCGGCCAGCTCAAGCAAGGCTTCTGGGCCCTTCTTATCCATATAGACCTTAAAGGATCGGGCTTCCTCGAGCGGCGTCAGATCATCTCTTTGAAGATTTTCGATTGTCATACAGTCGAAAGCATCGTCGTCCGACATCGATTGCACAATCGCCGGGATCGTCGCTTTTTGTTGGATACCGCCGTTCTTCTTTGCGACGATGCCGGCAGCCCGGAAACGCCGCTCACCCGCGATGAGCTCGAATATCTTTCCGTCTTCGTCATTGAGGACTGGCCGGAGCAGGATTGGAACAAGAATCCCTTTCTGCCGGATCGAGGCGACTAATTCATCAAATTTCGGCCCTTCAAAATTCTTCCGGGGGTTAAGGGGATTGACCCTGATCTGTGCGAGGCGTATCTCTTGAAACCTGCGGTCCTGGATCGGGGATATTGCCTTCCCTGCCATTGCCGTCTTTTTTCCTTTTACCTCTTTGCCTGTTTTCTTTATGTTTTTTTTCGCTTTCATGACATCCTCCTTTTGGATTTTTGATTGCCCGCGGATCCCCACAGGCTTGTGGTCAGCTATTCAGTCTGGTCTGCTCCAGGACCTCCAGGGCGCTATCTGCCTTGAGCAGGGCCCGTTTGATCTTATTCAAATGCAGAACGATCATGTCGATCCGTTCAATATTCTGCTTGGCCGCCGGCGAAAGGACAGCCGCGAGGATCGTCATATCGTCCCGGTTGAAGCATCGGTTGATGAAATTGATGATCTGCTCAATCATGCGGTCATACTTGGTATTGACCTCGCGCTCCTGAGGGGTCGGCTCAGGAAGAAAGCCCACCTGTTCCCTCGTAAAGAGAATTGCATTGACAAGTGATTTCAGTTTTTCATGGCTCTTGATCTTTCCGGTCGATATCTTGTCGAAAACCTGCCCCTGAGTATCCCGCGGAAGACGGCTCAGTTGAAACGCCTGGGCCGGAGTCAGAATGCCCTTGACAGTGAAATCCTGTAAGGTCTCATGCAGATTGAGCAGACTGAGACGCTCCTCAATAAGCCAAACGTGCGAATGTCCCATTTTTTCCGCGATCTGCCCTTGTGTCAGTCCCATTCCAAGCAGCTCCTTGTATGCGTTGGCGATCTCGATGACATTCAGATCCTCCCGTTGAAGGTTCTCCAGGAGGGAGAGCTCAGCAACGGTCCGGTCATCGGCGTCCTTGATACATACTGACACTTCCGACAGGCCGGCTATCTGAGAGGCACGCCATCGCCGCTCGCCGGCGATGATCATGAATCGGTCGCCTTTTTGGACCACCACCAGTGGTTCTAAGAGGCCGCAAGATTTGATCGACGTCGCAAGCTCCTTCAGCTTGTCCGTGTCAAAATGCCTTCGCGGCTGGTTCGGATTCGGGAATATGTTCGCAATCTTCTCAACACGCAGCACATCACCTTTCGCTCCCATTTCAGGAATCTCCTTTCCGCACCGGTCCGATTGAGCGAGCCGGTGCCCTGAAATTGCTGATTTATTCGGTTAATCTGAGAGGATTTTTTGTTGAGAAAAGCGGACGGCCCAGGTGCTCGGTATAAGCAGCCATGCCCTCGAACGAGTCGATTACGGCTTGCTCATCACCAGAGCAGTCCCCATAGGATCGGCTGCCGTAATCATGAGGCAACCATTTCTTTCCAAGGCAGGCGGCGATATTGAAGCGCCTCAGAATATCATCATCGCTAAAGGTAAGATGGAGGGTTCCTTTTTTGTAGGCTGTGAGCGTGAAAAATGTGCTTCGGATCTTCCGGGACTCGCCCCTTTCAAAGGCGTTCTCGAGGGCTTGACGGATCGAATAGAAATCACTCATCCCATTGAAGTAGCTCATGACGATATCGATGTCGCGGAGCAGACTCTCGTTGCCGTATTGCAACTTCCACTTGCCGCTCCATTCGTCGATAAACGGGCCTCTTCCATAGCCACCATAGAGGGGGATAATCACGGTCTTATTGACCTTGAACGCATTGTTGGTCTTCCAGCCGTTGAAATAGTGGATATTGTCTTCATAGAGTCCGTTTGAGAAGCAGTGCCGGACTGTGAACTTGTCGAACACTTCCAGAACGGCCTCAGTAAGGGTCCGCTCATACCCACCAATCAGGTTCAGGACAAACTGGCGGATATTGTTCTCCGTGAAGTCCATGTTGCACCGTTGCTTCATCTGCTCCTCGAACTCATCCTGCTTTTTCCCGGTCAGGCGCTTTCGGACATCCTCCA